CCAGGATAGGACAAGCTTCGCCATACATTTCAACGCAAGGCACTTGAACCATAGTAGGCTTACTATCAACTTGACCTTTGATGCCAGCGAAAGGCAACTTGATCATTAGTCGTTCGACCCAGAAAAAAGTATTTTTGTTGTTTGCGTCTGGAAGAAACCGTACGCGAGAAGTTGTTCCTTCTGCGATGTTCCAGTGAGCGTAGATAGCGTTGTCGCCTCCACCTTGTGTGTTACCGCCTTGACGGTTTTCGGATGCTAAGAGCTTTGCGCGGATTTCTGCGAGAGATGTTGCCATGATATTTCCTTTAAATGTTAAGATGGTCTTTGTTTGCTTGGATACAATCTGCGTTTTTGCACATTGTAACAGTATTATTTAGTCTGTTAAAAACAAAAATAATTTTTTTAAGCATAAGGCTAGTATAACAGCCTTATGCTAATAGAATCAACCTATTTGGTTAATCCGGATAATTTTTTGAGTAAATTCAATGAGTCCGAAGTTTCATTCATTGCGCCGTGTGTGGGCAATTCTCTATCGAATCCAGATGCGCCGTATTCGTTGTTCCCATCAGTTGGATCTTTAACTGACATACGAGGAAATCGAGCAGATGGGTGATTCAATGCTATGATGTCTTTGGCTCGACTTAACTCGTCTGCACTATGGAACACATATGTACCAAAACCGTTATCATTGAACAATTCTGCTAACTTTTGATCCTGGGCTTCGCCATCGACTACATTTCCGTCACTATCTTGTGCCGAATCGCTTGTGCTGTTAGCCAATGGACTATCGGTATTAATTTCTGGTTGATCGTCATCTTCAACTATGCTGTTAGCCCAAGATTCGAATTCTTCGCCCACTTTATTGCGCTTTTTATCGTATGCTCGTTGGACTACTGGTAATGCATCCATCAAGCGATCGTCAAACACACGTTTGACAAAACGTTCTTTAAGAGCAGCCATATCGAATTCATCTTCATTCAACTCTGGTTGCCACATTTCAAGATACTGGTCATATCCTTTGCTGCTTTTGATGGTATGCAAATCTCTGTGCAAGCTACCATAATGGTCAATGGCGGCTTCTACCATTCCGTTTGTTTCGGTATCTTCAAATTGTCTACCACGCATATTGCGCACAAACAATTTCATATCGTGCATTTCTTTGATTAGCTTAGCCAAATGTTGGCCGAACTCATCTTGCGTTTGCCCGCCTTTTCTTACGTGATTAGCGTATGCGCGGGCGCCATTGAATGTGGTGCCTTCGGGTAATCTAAAACGTTCACCCAAGGAATTCTCGATGTAGAAACATTCGACATTGCGACTTCTTGCTCCGGGTTTATTTTCGTCCACAATCTTTTTGCTATGGCGTGCGATAATCCTAACATTTTCTAATGTTTGATAAGTGCTACGACTTGTGCCATACGGCTTGGATAACTTACTTTCAGTAACAGTAATATCATCTTTGTTAAGAATTTCTGCGTCTTGGTTTGCGTGGCTTAAGTCTCGTAGATCTAAACCGCTCTTGGCAATATCTCTGACATCAAATGTTAGCAAATTGCGTTTGGCAAATTTGCGTAGCCCTTTTAAGAAATCATACCAAGTATGTTTCTGTTCAGGAGTCATACCTGCATCTAGTTCTTTATCGAAGTAAACTTTAAGATTATTATCGTCCACTAAACTTAACGTGATATTACCCAACGACTCACCGTTGATTGTATAATCAAAGTTAAAGAATCTCGCTTTTTCCGGATCTAGCGTGCTCTTAGCATTTTCATCACCGATATTAACGCCGTCAAATCGGCTACGGATTTTATCAAATAAGTTTTCGGCAATTTTTTCAATTTCAAGCATAGTAATATATTTATACTTTCGGATAGAACCAAGTGTAACTAGAAATACGATATGTATCTTGCGGTACCGGTACCTCCATACCGTGCACTTGTGTTGGGCCGTTAATCATTATATATCCAGTATTTACAGTGTAAGGCAAGGAATACCTAACCGAGTTATCAGGATTATAAAATACAGTTCCCAATTCTTGCTTATTGTCGTTAAGATAAATTTGCATACTTACAGTAACCCCTTCATTGTCTAGGTGCGGTTCCATCCAAAAGCCCGTATTATCTACCCAAAACGCAGTATCGCACGCACAAAAACTTGCGCCAATCTCTGCGCCAATTTCGTCGATTTTAGTTTTAACATACATCTCGATATCGTTGTATATAGTACCAGGGGTTGCTATTAGCTTTCGGCGCGGCCAATCGGATTGCATATCTTCTCGTGTGTAATCTGTTCTCAGATGCTCTATAGATAAGAATTTATCTAATAGATCAGTCGGATAAAAATCACTAACTGCAAATAAGTTGTGTTGGGAATCAATTGGTGTTATTATCATAATAGTATGAAAGGCATAGGCATTAACATATGGTCAGCATTATCTTTTAACTGTTCGTCTAAGTTGGGGTCAAACTCGCGCAAGAACATAGCCATACGCACAGCAAGTAGCATAGACATTACCAAGTCATCTGTTTCCCCGGCTTTAGCAGCAAATCCCGCGCCGTTTGCAACAAAGGTCTTAAGTTCACTTACTAGTGGCTTACTAGCAATATGTAGCTTGCGAGTTTCTACTAAATTTTTAAACTTAGCACAGGCACTTAGTTTTGTTTTGTTGCTAGTATTAAATCCTTTGCGATATCGTCTGCCGGATCCTGCTTTAGCAGGTTCACTTAAGAATAAGCCTCTGATGTTTTCTTCGCCGTACTCCTCAATTACAACTAGTGCAGCTTCGCCCAATGTATTATTCTCAACACTATAATAGACATCTGTCAGACTACCGATTTCATCAGATATATATCGGGTAATCTCTACTAGAATTTTAATTTGCTGTTGCACCGGCGTTTTATTGTGCTGCCATTCTGCAACTTGTTTCATACTAGGTAATTCCAGAACTTGAATTGCACTAGGGTCTCCGCCCGTTCCTAGACTAGGGTCTAGTGCAACCAAATACACATTTCCTTTTTTAGGTTTATCATACCACCGCACTTGTCCTTGCTTTTGCATAGGCTCTATTCCTGCCATCTCTGTCAGTGTAAGCGGATTGATTAATGTTTCATCGAAAATAATGAATTCGCATTCCATTTCTCGTCGGAATCGTTCTTCTCCCAATTGTGCTTTCATTTCTGTTGCCCAGGCTTCGTCTCGATCGGGATGTTCTTGCCAAGCACTACGATAAGCACGAAATCCATTTACACCCAGATCAGTTTCATTGCCGTATGCATCCATTCTCTTATTCGCTTGGCGCCAAATCAATGCAAATTGATCTTCGTCACTATTTGGGGTCGATGTGATGATACATTTACCACCAGTTGCTAATGTCGGTGCAATCGCTGTCCAAAACTCACTTGCTATAGTAGGGCGAACGAATGCAAACTCGTCACAGTATAATAATGATATCGACATACCCCGGCCGGTATTTTCTGTTGTTGTTGCAGAGACAATACGGGATCCATTATCAAAGTCAATCGAGCCTTTATTGTAACTAGTTACACCTGCACGGATAAAGTTAGGAACACTTTCGTATGCATATCGAATACGTTGCATAATTTCCTGGCTACCTGTATACTTGTGTGCTGCTACTAAAATAGTGCTGTCTGATACAAACATCGCATACCAAAGCAAGTATCCTGCTGCGGTTGTACTCTTACCAGTTTGGCGTGGCATAAGACTGATACTGTATCTATAATTATGATATGTATCTACGAGTCGGCGTTGATATTCATACGGTCTATATAGCATACGCCCGCGAGTCGGATGTTGGATATAGAAGTAATTATCCAAAAAATGTTGCGGCCCTGTGATCGGGTCAGCGCACCGGATGATCTCTTGGATCTGCTCTTCGGTGTAATTCTCTCGCATATTCGGTTTTTTAATTAAAACCGTTTCCAAACTTTGCGCCATATCAGGTTGACCTTTAATCGTAAATACTATATAATATATGTATATATTTATTATCCATTTTAGGAGATATCAAATTGTCCGATGTACTGCTGTTGAACAGCGATTATAATCCAATTAGCATTTTGCCGCTAAGTGTTATCAGCTGGCAGCACGCAATTAAACTACATTTTTTGGGAAGAATCAATGTCATCGAAGAATACAAAGACTGGGTAATTCGAAGTGAACACTTTG